AGTACGACTTACACGTAAGTTTAAAGCCTGAGATACACAGTGGTGAATTGAAACACTTTTGGAACATCACATTAACGACAAGTGATGGTACATTCAATGTAGCACATGGGTATGAAAAAGACTTATTAAGTGCTGTACACAATGCATGGAAAAAAACAATTGAACTTAAACTAAACTAGGAAGTGTAGTATGGAAATAGGGCAGAAAGTACAGTTAATGATTGAGCTTTTAAAAGCATTAGATACAAATATAGCTAAAGAACAATCAATGAGAAGTAGAATTTCGTACAAAATAGAAACATTGTTAGAACAAAACTAAACCAGGAGGAATTATAATGAAAACATATCAATTTAATATCGAAGGATCAAAACACTTTGTTAAAACAGATGCACAAACAGAGGCAATTGTTGAAGCAATTGAATTTGTTCAAAAGGGAGAAGTTAATATTGACAAATTACTTCAAGCATTACGTATTTTAGGATTTAAAGCAACTGAGTTGAAGATTGAGCCAGTTGAAGTATTTGAAGTGTAGGTGACTATTATGCTTAAACCAGGTGATAAGGTAAGGATTAATTGGGATCATATAATAATTAAAAAAACTAACTTCATGGGAAATCACGATGTAAAAAAACTAGAGAAATTTCCAAGAGATCATATTCACACAATAACTTCTTATCTTTATGGTAATAGATACCCTATAATCTTAAAAGATGTTGACATATTACTATCAAATGAAGAAGTAATAAAAGTGGGTGACTAGATGGATGCAATCACGCTNCTACAAGAGCATATNGACATAACTAANNTAATGGATCATTATGACTTTGATAATATAAGGCATGACGGTCTTATGATACGCTCTTGTTGCAAGCTTCATGGTGGAAAAAACCCATCAGGTTTTGTTGCAAATCAAGAAAGCGGTCTTTGGTATTGTCATACTGGTGCTTGTGGTGGTGGTGATGCATTTACACTTGTTCAACACATGGAGAAGTGTACATTTCCTGATGCGGTTAATTGGACAGCTAAATTCTTTGGCGTAGACATTGATGGTTTACGCATAACAGAAAGAAATGATACACATTTAAAAGAATTAAAACTCTTTGTTAAAGCTATGCGCTCACGTAAGAAGCGTGAGGTAAGTGAGTATGTTATTGATGAGGAAATAAAGCAGGTAACAAAGTTTCGTTCCTTTAAGGGGGAGACATTGAAGCTTTTCGGTCTTGGTCATGTAGTAGAGATTACCGCTTCAAAACGTAATGGAACTATTTATAAATTAAAGAATAGGCTCGTATTCCCTATCATTCAAGATGGTGTACAGATTGGTGCTAGTTTACGAAGAGTGAAAGCCATTGACATACCAAAGTGGTCACATCAACCTTCTAATATTCAGACAAAGGAAATACTTTATAACTATGATAATGCAATTGGTAAATCAATTATTGTCATTGTTGAAGGTATTCCTGATGTGTGGGCTTATCATGAGATTGGTGTGACTGCTGTATGTACATTTGGTGCACATGTAACTGAGGAACAATATAAGTTACTCATTCGCACTGGTGCTGATTTGGTACTATCGTTTGATGGTGATGAAGCAGGTACTCTAGCAACTGAAAAGGTCATAGTTTTATTTCGTTACAAGGCTAACATGGAGAGAGTTGTCTTCAGTGAGGGTGAAGACCCTGAAAATATATCGAGAGAGGAATTGATGCATCGTTATGAGTCCAAAAAGCGTGTATGATATAAGAAATATTGGCAAGGAGTTCTGTAATAATACAACGGGATCAGATCATTATAAACAAAATGGTGTAGAACCTATTGATTTAATGATTTCAAATGGTAGTATCGAAGGTTTTTGTATTGGCAGTATTATTAAATACGCCACTCGTTTTAAAGTAACAGAGAATTTGAATGATTTAAAGAAAATATCAGATTATGCTCACATTTTATGTGGAGTGAAACTAACAGAACCTAAAAAGGAGGAATAATATGTTGTGGTTAGTCATTAATGGAGAGAGTCACCAAATCATAGGATGCAATACACATGAACGTAATGGCAAACATCAACTATGGGTAGAACGTGTAAATGGAAAGACAATGTTAGTCAGTGAAAGTAAGGATAAAGATGAAATTGATTTGGTTAAGGATGCCATTGATTATGCTATTGAAAACAAAGATAATATTTTAAGGTTAAGCTAATGAACGAATTTGTTCATTTACATCTTCATACGATACATTCACCGCTTGATGGAATGGCTAAGATAAAAGAGCTTATCTTAAAGGCAAAATCAATGGGTCAGGCTTCTTTCGCCATTACAGATCATGGAAATATGTCAGGTCTTTATCAGGCACAAAAGTTAGCTGATGAATTAGATTTTAAGATTATCAATGGTTGTGAATTTTACTATGAAAGGTTAGATGAAGAAAAGAAGAACGGTCACTTACTTGTGCTTGCAAAGAACAACATTGGGTTACGCAATCTCTTTAGACTTCAACATGAAGCGTGCACAACAAACTTCTATAAGAAGCCACGTGTAAATTTCGAGATGCTAAAGAAACACAGTGAAGGGTTAGTCGTAACAAGCACATGTTTAGCAAGTGAATTTAATCAAAGATTGTTAAAAGGTGATACACAAGGTGCTATTGAATGGGCTAGGAAGTATCAAGAAGTATTTCATGATGACTTTTACATTGAAATACAACCTAACTCAATGGCAGAACAACACCTTGTGAACAAATCAGCTATTAGGATTGCCAAACAACTGAATATCTCTATTATAGCCACAAACGATGTACATTATGCAAATCAAGAAGATGCTTATGCACATGAAGTACTCTTTGCTATGCAGTTTAAGAAGAAAATGAGTGATCCTGATAGGTTTAAAATAGGTACAGATGATTTTTGGTTAAAGTCTGAAACTGAAATGCGTGACTCTTTTCAAGGAATGGATGAGGCTATCATTAATGAAGCCCTATCTACAACAAAGAAAATTGCAGATAAATGCGACTCTCGAATTGAAAAGGGTAAATACCTACCTAAGTTTTATAATATACCTGATGGGGAAACTGAACGTTCTTTACTTGCGAAAGAGATAAAGGTTGGTTCTAAGGTAAAAGGCTTTAATAAGAATAAGTCTTACATGAAAGATGTTCAACATGAATTGAATGTCGTTGATGGTGAAGGGTACAGTGGCTATTTTCTAATTGTGCAAGACTATGTAGCAGAGGCTAAGAAGAATGGGGTCGTTGTTGGTGATGGTCGTGGTAGTGGAGCAGGTAGTAAGATTGCTTACCTGACAGATATTACAGAGATTGAACCAAGTGAGTTTGATTTACTCTTTGAACGTTTCATGGCAGTAGGAAGAATACCTGACTTTGATGTGGATTTCTCAGATCAAATGAGTGTATTCCGTGATTTGCAATCTAAATATGGAAAAGATAATGTCGCACGTATCATAACCTTTGGTAAACTTACACCACGCTCTGTAATAAGAAAGGTTTTAACTACATTTGAGTTTAACATGAGTGAAATCATTGCAATTACAAAGCTTGTACCTGATCTTTGCCCAACACTTGAGAGGGCTTATGTTTTAGAACCACAGTTATTAAAGTATAAAGAGCGTTACCCTAATGAATGGAAAGTTATTGAACGACTTGAAGGTGGTATTGCACATGAGGGTACACATGCAGGTGGAGCGATTATATGTCCAGGGTTAAGAGATATACTACCGCTTAAATATGACCGTAAAGAAGATATGTTAATTGCTTGCTTTGATAAGAAGATATTAGAAGAGTTAGGTCATTATAAGTTTGATGTGTTAGGACTTGAGACATTACCTATTATTAGAAGAATACTAGACTCTATTGAGTATTCAACAGGTGAGAAGATTAAACTTTCAGAGATCAATTATGAGGATCAAGAAGTGTATGACATGCTTTGTAAAGGTGATGTAAGTGGTGTATTCCAGTTAAGTGCTCAAGCAACTAAGGTTATTGAACAACAACCTAGAAACTTTCGTGATTTAATTGCGATAAATGCATTAATTCGCCCTGGTGTAGGGGATTGGGATGAGTATTTAGCACGTAGGCAGGGTAAAGAATGGAGCGTGTATCCACCACGTATGCCTTATATGGAAGAAACCGTAGGTACTATGACTTATCAGGAGCAATATTTACTTGACGCTCATGTACTTGCAGGATGGGGAATTGCCTATGCAGATCAGCACATCAGAAAGAATAAAGACATACGTAATGATGCGGAGTTAGCTATTAAGTTTATGTATGACGCAGTTGAAATGAATGGACACCCACATCAAGAAATGACAAAGGTATGGTTAGAAATTATGGATGCAGTAGATGGTGGTTACGGATTTAATAAATCCCACTCAGCAAGTTATGGCAGAACATCCTATCAAACTGCATATTTAAAGTGTAAATATCCTGAACACTTTTATGCATCCCTCATGAGTGGGGAAAAAACAGATGGAGATGGTCAAAATGCGATTGCAGGCTATATTGCAGA